TTCGCGGAGAGGCACTTGATGCAGTGGGGAGTGGGCAGCGCTTTAGCCACCTTATGGCTATTGCTCCTAATGCTAGTAGTTCAATTATCATGGGTAATACTTCTCCTAGTATCGAGCCATACCGTGCTAATGCCTATCGTCAAGACACTCTATCGGGATCTCATTTAACTAAGAATAAATGGTTAAATAGTGTTATTGAAAAGCATCTTTCAAGTGATAGGGGCACAGTATCGCAAAATGAATACAATGATATCTGGTCTTCTATTATTGCAAACGATGGTTCGGTACAGCACCTAACCTGGATGGATGATTGGACTAAAGACGTATTTAAGACCTCTATGGAGATTGACCAACGTTGGTTAGTACAGCATGCCGCCGATCGTCAAGAGTATATCGATCAGGCTCAATCACTAAACTTATTCTTTAGACCAGATGTTAATATTAAGTACTTACATGCAGTTCATTTCTTGGCATGGAAATCAGGTCTAAAGACTCTTTACTATTGCCGTAGTGAAAAGATTGGTAAGGCGGATAAAGTTTCAAGACGTATTGAGCGCGAAGTAATTAAAGAGCTGGATATGAAAGCAATTATAGAAGGTGATGTATGCTTAGCCTGCGAAGGCTAAATGAAAACAATAGCTTTATTTGTATGTGACCCTAAGTGCTCAGTACAAAGTAGCAATGGTATTATTAACGCTTTAGGTGAGTATTATAAATTTAAGCTATTTTCAAAAAACGAAGTTGAAGATAATTTTTTTAATGATGTTGACTTAATAGCTGTACCAGGAGGATTTGGTGATTCAGATTCCTTTGATACATTATTAAAACATAATGGTGAGTCGATAGTTAAATATGTTAAGAGTGGTACCCCCTATCTTGGCATATGCATGGGAGCATATTGGGCTGGTAAACATTATCTTAATATTTTAGATGGTGTTGAGGCAGTTCAATATCTAAAACAACCCAATACAGACACACGTAGACCACATGCAAAAAACATTAAGATAGAATGGCTAGGTGAATCTATGAATATGTTTTGGTACGATGGTTGTGCATTTACCGGTTCAGGTTACTATGACACTATCGCAAAATATTCTAACGATGACCCAATGGCAATTATACAAAAAAATATAGGGCTGATAGGATGCCACCCAGAAAGTCAAGAATTCTGGTACGATAGTTACAGCTGGTTAAAGGGTAAATATCATAACGGTGAGCATCATAAATTGTTATTAGAGTTTGTAGATAAGTTAACTAACAGAAAATAAAAAATGTCAAAGAAAATTCAAAGTAAACTAACAGATGAGCGTAATTCATTTAAACCCTTTAACTACCCATGGGCTTATGATGCCTGGTTAAAACATGAACAGAGCCATTGGCTTCATACTGAGGTACCAATGGTAGAGGATGTAAAAGATTGGAAGAGTAAGTTATCTAAAGAAGAAAAGATGTTCCTTACCCACATTTTTAGATTCTTTACGCAAGGGGATATCGATGTAGCCGGTGGGTATGTAAATAATTATCTACCTTACTTCCCACAACCAGAGGTAAGGATGATGTTGTTAGGCTTTGCTGCACGTGAAGCTCTGCACATTGCTGCTTACTCTCACTTAATCGAGACTATTGGTCTCCCAGAAACAATGTATAACGAGTTTATGGAATACTCTCAGATGAAAGAAAAGCATGACTATGTTATGGACATCTCGCATCAAAACTCTACAAAAGAAAATACTGCCAAGCATATTGCTGTCTTTTCTGCCTTCACAGAAGGTATGCAATTGTTTAGTTCATTCATTATGCTGTTAAACTTCCCGCGTCATGGTAAAATGAAAGGCATGGGTCAAATTGTTACCTGGTCTATCGTTGATGAGACCCAGCACTGCGAAGGGATGATTAAATTATTCAGAACTTACATTCAAGAAAATCCAGAGATATGGAACGATGAACTCAAAGGTCAGCTTTACACTATTGCTGAACGAATGGTTGAGCTTGAAGATAAATTTATCGACCTAGCATTTAGCATAGGTGGTATGGAAGGTTTAGACGCCGCCGATGTTAAGAAATATATTCGTTACATTACCGATCGTCGACTAATTAGTCTGGGACTCAAAGGTATTATGAAAGTTAAGCGTAACCCATTACCCTGGGTTGAAGAAATGATTAATGCACCTACTCATACTAACTTCTTTGAGAACAGAGCTACTGATTATGCTAAAGCGGCATACAGCGGTACATGGGATGATGTTTGGGGTAGAGCGGCTTGAAGCAAAAGTATATTGAGGCACATATGAAAGTGGCAGAGACCTATGCGTCTCTGTCTAGTGCCAAGCGCCTTCAAGTAGGCGCTATCGTTGTCAAAGATAATAGGGTGATAAGTATTGGCTACAATGGTATGCCTTCAGGTTGGGATAATGTTTGCGAAGACGAAAATTATAAATCAAAACCTGAAGTCTTGCATGCAGAAACAAATGCAATTGCAAAGCTAGCCAGGTCTAATGAATCTGGGTTAGGTGCTGCAATGTTCGTTACTCATGCACCTTGTTTAGACTGTGCCAAACTTATATTCCAATCAGGTATAAGTAAGGTATATTATCGTAATACATACCGTGAATCTTTTGGTATTCATTTTCTTGAAAAGAGTAATATTGATGTTGAACAAATCTAAAGTAGGTTTTAATTGTAGTACGTTTGATCTCTTCCATGCCGGTCATGTGACTATGCTAAAAGAAGAAAAGCGTTTTTGTGATTACTTAATTGTAGCAATTCAAACAGACCCGACAATTGATAGACCGGATACTAAAAATAAACCTGTCCAGTCCATGTATGAAAGGTACTGCCAGGTATCTTCTTGCAGATACGTTGACGAGGTACTTGTATATTCTACAGAAGAAGAACTATTGAATATGATTAAGACCCAGCATATTGATATTAGATTCTTAGGTGATGAGTATAAGACAAAAGATTTTACTGGCAAGCAATGGTGTCTTGATAACGGTATTGAACTTCACTACCATTTAAGAGATCATCCCTACAGCAGCTCAGCATTACGTAAGCGCGTGTATAGTGCTGAAACAGAAAGATTAAAAAAATTAAATGGCAAATAACCATTACAACTGCGATAGTTGTGACGCAGATTTTAAAATTAAACATTCTCTAGATACCTCTTTTTATGAAGTAAATTTCTGCCCATTCTGTGGTGGTGAAATTGATAATGAAGAAGAAGAGGAGTCGGATGATTACGAATGAATGATTGGCTATACAATGGTGAACCTTATTATGAACCTGGAGAATATTATGGATTTGTCTATATCATCGAAAACTTGCTATCTGGTAGAAAGTACATCGGGAAGAAATTTTTCTGGTCTATCAAGCGAAAGCAAGTTAATAAAAAACGTAAGTCGTACAAAGTCGAATCTGACTGGAAAGAGTATTGGAGTTCTTCTGATGAGCTCAAAAGAGATGTTGAAACTCTGGGAAGAGAAAACTTTAAGCGTACGATAATACATTTGTGTCCCAATAAGGGTACTGCAAACTATCTCGAAGCAAAAGAGCAGTTTACCAGATCGGTGTTAGAAAATAAAGATCTATGGTATAATTCGTGGATATCAGTTAAGGTAATGAGATCACACGTGAGGCTATCATAATGTTTGCAATTGGCATAACACTCTTAACAGCGCTACTACTTTCAGTTGTTGCGGCTTATTTTTCTATAGTTGGTCTAATGGCAATTTTTGCTTCCGCTGCAATCCCAATTGCGGTAATGGGTGGTACACTTGAACTAGCAAAGGTCGTTTCTGCTTCTTGGGTCTATCGTAACTGGAAGACTGCACCTGCACTTATACGATATTACTTAACAATAGCTATCGTTGTATTATCAATTATTACCTCTTTAGGTATATTTGGTTACCTTTCTAAAGCCCATTTAGATCAGGCCATACCTTCTGGCGATATAGCAGCTAAACTTGCTCTTGTTGATGAGAAAATAAAGGTTGAGAAGGATAGTATTGATGTTAGTCGCAAAGCAATCAAACAGATGGATGAATCGGTGGACCAAGTTATGGCAAGGTCAACTGATGAAAAGGGTGCCGATAAAGCATCAAGTCTACGCAAAGCCCAACAGAAGGAGCGTAATCGATTACTTAACGAAATCGAAACGTATAACAAGCGGGTGGCGACTCTTAATGAAGAGCGAGCACCTATCGCCTCCGAAATTCGTAAGGTGGAGGCAGAGGTTGGTCCAATCAAATATATTGCAGCGTTAATTTACGATACGCAAAGTACCGATACACTTGAAAAAGCCGTAAGGTGGGTAATCATTGCTTTAGTATTTGTATTTGATCCGCTTGCAATACTGTTACTAATTGCCGCTAATATTTCAATAAAGCAGCGTAACTCTCAAGTAAAAGAAACGGGTGGTGGGCTAAACATACCGTTACCAGAGGATGATATTACTACCCTCTTTGATACGCCGAGATCCTTTCAAACTCCTGAACCAGGCATCATTAACATACCTAAAGAGTTTCCTGATGTCTTAAACAGTCAATACTCTTATCCCCAACCTGAAGAAGAAAAAGTAGTTACTGAAACTCCCAAGCCTAAAGAAACTTGGAGTGAGATACTCTACCGTCGCGCAGGTCTTACTAAGAAGTAACGTAACGCTTGACCGTAACTCAGAAGTAGCATATAATAACGTATGTTCAGGAGGTTATATGATTGAAGATGAAGTGAAATTTGATGATAGTGAGTTCGATCTTAAATTCAAATACTTTGATAATATTAAAGAAACAAATGAGTTTAAATCTATATGGTCGATGTATGAAGTATTAAATGTACATGATTTATCTGGTCTAAAAGCAGAGAATCTTGTATATAAAGATCATTGGGGTCATGAGCGAGCCATTACGATTCCGCTACCCGGTGGTAACCTTCAGTGGTGGGACTTGTGGGTGGCGGCAGAAAAAGCTATTGTTGAATCTGAAGATCAGCATCATGTCTTTATTGAAGACTTTCAAGAGTCTAAAGACGGTAAGACATTATTTTTGAGAACTGGAAGTTAATTATGAATCAAGTTGCAAAGCATGCTTATGAGTCTACTTATTATGTAAACGCTTGTGAAGACGAGCGTAAAGTATTCCGCGAATGGTTGAGCGGGGTATTGCGTACGAACTATGTCAATATTCATTTTCGTAAGAAAGACGGTTCTATTCGTAT